TAGTGTGGGATGAAGTTGCTTGGACCGAAAAAGGTGATAAGTTTTGGACTTCAGCAAAGCCAACATTACAAACTGGTGGTGCAGCTATAATGATATCAACACCAAACGGATTGGACCCAGTTTTTTATAAAACATTTGATGGAGCTAGAAGAAACGAAAATAATTTTAAAGCTGTTGAATTATGGTGGTTTAATGATCCACGCTATAATAAAGATTTATGTTGGCTTAAAAATAAGGGCAAACTTAATGAAATAAAATTAGTTGATGAAAATTGGACTAATGAAAAAAGAATCCAATTTATGGAGGATGGGTGGGAAGCATCATCACCTTGGTTTGAAGAACAAGTTAGAGATGCTAATGGTGATATGAAAAAGATAGCACAGGAGCTAATGTGCTCATTTTTAGGTTCTGGTGATAATTTTATTGCTGAAGAATATCTCAAAAGAATTCAAGATTTTGAAGTTAAAACCCCAATTCGTCAAGAATATAATGATAAAAATATGTGGATTTGGGAAGACCCACAAATTGGTGAAGATTATATAATGTCAATAGATGCTTCTCCCGGACATGGTGAAGATAATTCAACCATTAATATTGTTAAAACAATTGAAATTATTGAAGAAAAAGTTATAACAAAAAATGGTACATCAAAAAAAGTAAAAATAAAAAAACATAAAACCGAACAAGTTACTGAATATTATGGCAAAGTAACTCCACAAATGCTTGCTGAAATTGCTTATCAATATGGAAGAGCATATAATAATGCTTATACTGTTATTGATATTACTGGTGGTTATGGTGTTCAATGTGTTGAAAAATTAATTGAAATTGGTTATGAAAATATTCATTATGCAGAAGTTACTCATAAACCAAGTAGAGATAGATTATCCGGCTATATTAAAAAAGGAAGAAAAGCTATGGCTGATGGTAGTATTATTAATGTTGATTTAATTCCGGGATTTTTTATTGGAAGTAATCGTGCTTCAGTTGTTCTTGAATTACAAAGAGCAATTCATTTAGAAGATGTTGTTATTAGGTCAATTAGATTACTAAATGAATTAAAAACATTTGTAACTGTCGCTGGAAATAGAGTTGCTGACCATAAACGTACTTTTCATGATGATTCAATTATGGGGTTAAGTATTGGTCTATATGTTCTTAATTTTGATTTAGCTAAATATAAAGAAAGTAAAGGTATTACTGAAAAAATGCTTAATGCTATAATAAATAATAACGATATTAGTGATATAGGTAAAAAAGCTGATATCAAAAATAGACCAATGATTTCACCTAATAGTACATCACCTTTAAATCCATATGGAGCAAATGCATGGCTGTTTAATGGTGTTAAAAAGAAATAAGTGATGATATAATTAAATTAATATGGTTTATAATATCATTTCAAATTTCATACTACCACAATCATAAACTCTTAAATAATTTTTATTGTTCCTAATTTTAATATTTTTATTTATTAATTTATCTTTTTTAAAATCATGTTTGTGATATTTTTTGTAACTATGTTTTTCAAAATACCAATAATCAGGTTTTGTGTTTTCAATAAATTTAAAACCTAATTGCTTATATAAATTACCTTGACTATACCTTCTATCCACAAGAGTTATTATTAATTTTGGTTTATATGTTTCGATAAAATAACCAAGAAGTTTATTTGCACCATCAATTACTTGAATATTTAGTTTATTGCAAAATCTATTAATCTCATATTTATCATTATGTTTATAGTTCTTATTAAACGTCATGATTGATACTAATTCATCATTATAGAATAAACCTAGTCTGATTTTACAATTAATATCACCTTGTATATGATTATCATTTAAGAAATTGCTTGTGGTTATTTTATCAATTTCTTTAAGTGTACATTCATTGGCTAATATCTTATTATCAAATATGTTTAATTTATTTTTTATAATACTTTTAACTATATCCTTTTTTAAAATCCATTCATCCTCAAAAATATGAAGTAATTGTATGCCTTGTTGTTCACATAAATTTGTTTTATTAAGTTGACAATTATCATTTTTAAATTTATTTGAATGATAATATATGCCGTCATGATCGATACCTAATTTATTTGTAGATATATAAATATCAATTTCTTTATTATCAATTTTTAGTTTTTCTGTTTTAATATTTAATTCATTATTAATGAAATCTCTAATCTCAATTTCTTTAATTGAACTATTATCTTTGATGGGAAAACATATAGTACAAATATTTTTTATTTTAAGATTTGTTCTATTATATACATTATCTTTACTTATAATGAACTCATTATGTATTGGACAATAATTTTTAATTTTAACAAAATTCTTATCAATAATTTCAATATCATCTTTTTTAATATCTAAACGTTCAATAAATGAATTAATTGTATTATCTTTATGATGATTATGCATGAATGATTTAAATTCATCAGTATTTGAAAAGTTTTTTACGCCATATTTTCTAATATTCGTTACGACTTTTCTTTCTAATATTTCATTAGATTTAGACGGATTATCAACGCCATAATTAATTTTTAATGTTTCTTTTGATTTATCTCTAACTATTTTTGATTGCATAGGATATTCAACACCATTATTTTTTAATGTGGTGGCTTTTTTCTTTTCAATAATAAATGCACACGTTTGAATACATTTGTTAGAACAATAATCCAGATATTTATTATATTGATTATAAAAATTTATTTTATTGTTACAATTTTCGTTTTTGCATTTAGGTAATTCTTGAATATTATGAATATAATTATATAATTTTTGTTTCCAATTAAATGTATTGTTATTGAAATGATAATTATTATATTCAGTAATTTTTAAATATTCATCAGGTAAATTCTTTTTAAATATCAATTCTCTGTTTTTACTTCCAATTTTATTATCAATACTTAAATATTCAATAAGCTCATTTACTTCCATCAATAATTTTAATTTGTTGGTAAAGATATGCTAAATATTACTGAATTACCATTATTTAATTTAAAAAGTATTTATAAAAAAGACTTTTAAACGAAATTAAAGTATTTATAAAAAAATATAAAAAATTATAAAATGGCAGACGAAAAACAAACAAATAAAATAGAAAAAAGTACTATTTACCAACAACTTAATAAATTGATGAATCTTGATGGCTTTGGTTTTCAAGATAATCAACCAACAACTGTTATGCAACAACAAGCATCAACTTTTCCACAAGAAAAATCAAAAATAATTATTAAGGGTAATAGTCCTGAAGAAATTCATAAAAAAGGTTTAGAGTTAGAACAAAAAAGAGAACTCCAAAATAAATTTTTTAGAACAACTGATAGAGGTTTTCAAAAAGCACTTCAGTATGAGGCAAGTAGACTTCAGATGTATATAGATTTTGAGGGCATGGAGTATTATCCTATCATCAGTAGTGCATTGGATTTATTTATGGAAGAAGCTACAACTATTGGCTTAAATGGTAAAATGTTAAATATTTATTCCAATAAAGAAAGAATAAAAATGTTATTGGAGGAATTTTTTTATGATACTGTAAATGTTAATGTTAATCTACCTTTTTGGGTAAGGAATACCCCAATTAAATATGATAGTATTATTCCATTATTGAATGGTGAATCAATTACTATAAAAGAATTATCTGAAAGACTAAAGAAAAATCCAGATGAAGAAATTTGGACATATTCGATTCAAGATAAAACAAATAAAATTGTTGCTGGTAAAGTAATTTGGTGTGATTTAACTAGAAAAGATAGTGATATATTAAGAGTTACTTTTGATGATGGTACTTATATTGAAACAACACCTGACCATGAATATATGCTTAGAAATGGTTCATATTTGAGAGCAGATGAATTAAATATTGGTGCTAGTTTAATGCCATTTTATACTTTAACAAGTTATATTTCAGGATACGAAAAAGTTTATAATCCTGCATCAAATCATCATGTTTTTACTCATAGAATTGTTGCACAAGAATGTGCTGAAGAAAATTTTGTTAATGATTATGCTGAAACTTCTTCAATACTAAATCATAATGTCATATCTGTTGAAAAAATTAATGAAAAATATGATGTTTATTGTATGGAAGTTGTTGGTAAAAACAATGAACAAGATAGACATAATTTTCCTGTTTGTAGTAAAGATGAAAATGGTGAATATACTAGAAATGGTGTCTTTCTTTCGAATTGTAAATATGGTGATAACTTCGTGCTATTATATGGTGAACGTAAGAAAGGTATTACTCATGTAAAACAAATGGTTAATTATGAAATTGAAAGATTTGAAAGAATTCAAGATGGTAAACCATTAGTTAAATTTAAAGAAAGAATGACTGGTGATGAATTTAATGTTTTTGAAATTGCACATTTTAGATTATTAGGAGACGATAAATTTTTACCATATGGTAGTTGTTTATTATCGGATAGTTACATAAAAACTAGTAATGGAATAAAAGAAATTAAAAATATTGTTAGGGGTGATGTTGTTATTGGTTTTGATGTTAATACACAGAAAAAAATTGAATCTAATGTTTTAGATGTTGTATGTAATGGAGAAAAACAAACATTTAAAATATCAACACAACATAATTATATTAAAGCAACTGACAACCATAAAATACTTATATATGATTATAGGGATAATACTTTTAAATATAAACTTGTTGCAGAGTTAATGATTGGAGATGAATTAATTATTAATAATAATGATGATTATAATGAATTAATAAAAATTGACAAATCTTTTGAGGTTAGGGAACATAAAAATAGAGTATATGACGATTTTACTGATGACATAAAATATGTTCCAGATTATGTTGATGAAGATTTTGCAAAAATATTTGGGTTTTTATTGGGTGATGGAAATATTACAACTAAAAGACCATACATGGTTTATTTTGCATATGGTATGCATGAAACAATTAATAGAAAATATATTCAACTACTTGAAAAATTATCAAATAAAAATATATATTTAAGAAAAAATAAAGATTATACTAATGGTATTGCATCAGCAGTGGTAAATTCAAAATCATTGGTGACTATATTAAAAAATATGGGATTTGAAGGTAATTCACATACTAAAAGAATTCCCAAATGGTTATTTTCAACATCAAAAAATATTAGAAAAGCATTTTTAGAAGGAATTCATGATGCAGATGGTTGTGTTTTTGTTGATAAATGGAATTGTAAAAGATTTCAAATTGAAATGGCTAACTATTCTTTAATTAATGATATTAAATTATTAGCACAATCTCTAGGATATAAAACAGGTAGTATTAATAAAAGAAAAAAACGTGAAAATGTAATAATTAAAGGAATTAAAGTAATTAATGTTGCAGATTCTTTTGTTCTATATTTTTATGAATCAGAAAATAATCAAAAAAAATCTTCCGAGATTAAAAATAGATTAACTAATGATTTTATTATCGAAAAAATAAAATCAATTGAGAAAGATGAAATTGGATTCGTATATGATATTTATGTTGATAATGAAAATCATAATTTTTATGCTAATAATATTGTAGTACATAATTCTGTTTTAAACAAAGTACGTAGGGTATTTCGTCAATTATGTTTAGATGCTAATACTAATATTTGGACACCTAATGGTTATACGAAAATTAAAGATTTAAAAGTAAATGATTTGGTATATTCATATGATTATAATCAAAATAAACCAATAATTAGTAAAATTAAAAATGTGTTTAAAACAGGAGAAAAAGAAAGATTTGGAATTAGAACGAGACATAGAGAATTAATTTTAACTGATACTCATCCACTATTAACAAAAGATAATGACGATAATTATCAATATAAAAATATTAAAGAAATTACTAATGAAAAATTAATTTTACCTACAATTAATGATGGTTTAGATAGTTTTAAAATTAAATTAGATAGTAAGGATTATTACGTATTACTGAATGAATCTGGTAAAGCTAAAATAAAAAACATACAATCTAATGGGATTATATCTAAATTACGAGAATTAAATTGTCAAACATCAATAAAAAATTTACATTCATTTATAAAAGGATATAATCGTAGTGTAAAATATGATGATTATCTTAAATTATGTGGAGCATTTAACTTAACATTAGATGATATTGATTTATATTATTTTAATTCACGAAATAAAGCAATTGTTAATAAAGAATTAGAATTTATTGTTGATCAAAATTTTGTTCAATTTTTTGGGTTTATGTTGGGTGATGGATGGATTAATTATTATAATAAAACTATTGGGTTTGCACTTGGTGTTTATGATATTGAAAACGAATTTTATATTAATTTATGTAAGTCAATTGGTGATTTTAAATATCACATTACTGAAGCAAATATTATTAGAGGTGGTCAAGTAAATTTCTATAGTAAAGAATTAATGGGAATATTTGAAAAATTAAATTTTAAAACTGGAGCATTTAATAAAATAATTCCCCAATGGGTGTTTTCATTATCTTATGATAATAAAATGAAATTTATTAGAGGAATGTTTGATGCTGATGGTTGTGATTCAAATGGATTATATTCATCATCAAATTATGAATTAATTAATAATTTAAGAATTTTAGCACAAACTTGTAATATTAAGGTTGGGAAAATATTAAATTATAAGGTATCGTCAGTTTTTAAATCAAAATTCATAAATGTTGAAGTAAATAGAAAACCAACATATAGTCTATATGTCCATTTAAATGAAATTGATTCTAAATCACAATTTATTGAAGAAAAAATTATTTCTATTCAACCATTAGGTATTAAAGAAGTTTGGGATATTGAAGTAGATAATGATTTACATAATTTTATTGCTGAAGGACTTGTTGTACATAATTGTCTGGCAGAAGATGCAATGCTTACATATCGAATTATACGTGCGGGCGAAAAGAAAGTATTTAAAATTGATGTTGGAAATATAGATGAAGATGATATTGAAGAATACATTTATAAGGTTGCAACTAAATTTAAGAAAACATCACAAGTAAATCCTAATGACGGACAAATTGATTATCGTTTTAATATACTTGGAAATGATGAAGATTATTTTATTCCAGTAAGAAATGCAAATACTCAAACTGGTATTGATACATTACCGGGAGCCACTAACCTTGATGCCATCCAAGACATTGAGTATCTGAGAGATAACCTTTTCATGGGCCTTGGAATTCCCAAGCCTTTTCTCTCAATGCAAGACGCTGCGGGTGGTGGTAAAAATATGGCACAACATGATATTAGATTTTCAAAGAAAATAAATCGTATACAACAAGCCATGATTCAGGAATTGAATAAAATGGCAATGATACATTTATATTTATTAGGTTATAGTGGTGAAGATTTAAATGGTTTTACGCTTACATTAACAAATCCAAGTACGCAACAAGAATTATTGAAATCAGAATTAATGCGAGATAAGGCACAAACCTATACTGAATTAACTCGTGCTGAAGGTGGTATTGCAGCAATGTCACATACTACAGCAAAACGTATGATTTTCAATATGAGTGATAGAGAGATAGTTGATGATTTGAAGCAACAAAAAATGGAAAAGGTTGTAATGCAAGAACTTCAAGATTCACCAGTAACAATTAAGAAATCTGGTTTATTTACTGATATTGATAAGCGTTTTGGTTCACCTGAAGAAGAGGGAATGCCAACATCTGGTGCAACAACACCTGAAAACAGTTTACCGCCATCAGGTGGTGCTCCTGATAGTGGTATGTCACCAACCCCTACTGGTGGTGCTCCAGCTTCTACACCTGCTCCTATGGGTGGTCAACCTTCTGCGGGTAATGCTTCTGGTGCTCCAGCTTCTGGTGGTGAACCGATGATGGAAAATAAAAAATTAACTGACGAAGAATATGATAGTCATGTTAAAAAATTGGTATATGGAAGCAGTAATGAGACTGAGATTAAAAATGAAACAGTACGTGCTCAAATAATTCAAGAAAATAATGAAATTAATGATTCATTAAATAATAAAGCAATGAATATGATTAATGAAATTGATTCTTTATTGGAAAATCATGAAAGTATTAATACTAGGCAGAAAATTGTTGAGATTAAAAATGATGAAATAGTAGATTTTGATAATATTGAATTGATTGATTAATTTAGATATTTAAATTATATGTTGAATTTATAGATATTTACAGTATTTATTATCAAATAGTATAATATGAAAAATACCAATATTGGAATTGTTAATTTGATAATTTCAAATAAATTAAAAGGTTCTTATTTCAACACTAATTTGATTGAAGAATCGAAGATAATTACTTCTAATTTTTTTGATATTGTAAAGAGTTCACCTATTTTACAATTAGAATTTAAGGTATTCAATAACATTGAAAATAAATGTATTGAAAATGATGTTGTTGCAACAAAATATATTGATAATAATATTAAATTATTTGAAGTTTATACTATTCAAGAAATTGATAAAGAACGTGAAAAATTAAATATTTTTGTTAATGAAAATGAAATTAAATTAGATAATGAAAAGGTTAAATTATATAATGCTATTGATAATTTAATTAACGAATCACTTCAAAATTATGATAGTATTGATGTTGATAATATTCACGAATCATTTACATTAGTATTAAATCACATAAAAACACCTAAGAATTTATTATCTGAAAATATTGATGAAAAATCTATTAATGAAGATGTAATTGAAATTGCAGTAAATAAATTTAATGAAAAATATGAATCATTAAATGAAGATGATAAAAATTTGCTTACAACACTTATTAAATCAAATGATGAAGAAAAACAAAATCTTCTTGAAACATATAAAACTGAAACGATTACTATTTTAGAAAATATAAATAAGGATAATACTAAAGATAGTATTGTAAAAGCCATTCAAAAAATAAAAGAAATGGTTTATAAGCAAAATGTGGTTGATGATAATATTATTAGTTTATATGAATTAAAAAAGGAATTACTTTAAATTCTAAGATTAGTTTCGTCAACTTCTGCTTTATAGGAGTCAAAATTTTGATTCATCCCTAAATCATCATAGCCAAAATATCCATGTCGATTACCATTTTTTTGTGTTGGCTTACTACCTAAAAGATTAAATATTCTTAACACATAATTTACGCCTTCTAATTCATATCCTGCTTTATGTTTAGCAGCCTTTTGTATTGATTCACTATAAGAGGGTGCTACAAGTCCTTCGCCTCGACTATAGCCAAATAAAGTACTACTAGTAATACCTTTCGAATATTTATCTGAAATATATTTAAGATAAACAAATTGTGCTTTAATCATAATTTCAGGATTATCGCAAATATTTTGATGCCCAAATGGTCTATTTCTTTTTCCAATTAATTTTGCAACATTGAATGTATCTTTATCAGATGTACTTCCAGACCAACCCACAGTAAGTGCATTTTTTTCTTCTTGAGTAAAATTTTTATTATTTATAATCATACTATATACAGTTGTTGCAATAAATTGATTAATTCCAGATGCAGTACTTGTTAATGGATAATTCCATAAATTATATCCAGATTCAACATATGCTTGAGCAGCAACAACATTGGGGTCGATTTGGTATTGTTTACCGTATTTATTGAACCATTCAATAAGTGCTTCACCTAATTGCTGATTTGTTTCAATTAAGGTTCCATTATATTTAGGTTTTGAATACCAAATTTTTGTTGGTAATGTTTCTGGGTAGCAATATGGTAGCGGACCTTTACCTTTACCAACTAGTAATGAATTTCCAACGCCTTCACATACACTTCGAATAAATGATTTACCTTGTTCTTTTAATGTTATATTTGCCATATTATGATATTTTAAATGTATACATTGAGTTATATTGAGTTTGTGGATAGTTTGTTAAAAGTGCGCCTTGTACAATTTGACCAGCAGATAAATTACTAATATCCTCATCAATACCAACAAATGCTACAGGACTTAATACTCGTGGTGATGGATATTGTAATATTTTTGTTCCAGAAAATGTTGTCATCATTTTATTTGGGGTGATATTATGTTCAACATTTAATATAATGTATGCACCATTAAATAGTGGGACGTTTTCTATTTGAAAATATTGTGTGGGTTGTATCATTGCATTACCCATTGAAGTAACAGTTGCTTTATATGACCTATTTTCATACATATTATAAAGGTTTTGACCTTTTGGTGTTGGTGCAGATATTTTATTATCTCCAGCAAGTCTTGCAAGAATATTAATTGATTCATTAGTATCAGTATATTCTTTACTATCAATTTTTATATCAGTAAACATTGATTGATTTTGTTCACCAAATCTAACTCTAAATGCACGTACTTGTCTAAATGGGAATTTTAAATTATTTGTTTCTTGTTCTTGTTTCGTATCACTTGAGGTAGTATTAAAATCTGGAACTTGTGGAACACTTAAATCAATAATACCATCGTTTACAAATCCATTAGTTTCTGAACTCGATGTTGATGGGTAACTTGATGAACCACCAATATACATACATACAAATGCAGATGCATTATTATTTTGAGGAATATTAGTAATTATTTTAAATGAATTTTCCCAACCATTTGAATCAAACGACATAAAATTTTGGAGAGGAAAAAATTCAAATCCATTTGCTGACAATAATTGTGATAATACACTAAAAATAGAAACATTAGTATCTTCAAATAATTGTGGTAATAATTCTGCATTAATCATAGTATCACCAATTGGATTCATTGCTCTATCAACAAATGCAAAAGAATCAATTAAATTTTTACCAGTATCATTGTATGGGTATCCACTAATTGTTTCAGTAGGACTTGTTAACCATTTATCATTAATATTTTTAAATGAATAATATGTTTGTGTTATAACGTCAATATCACCTTTTATTTTATCGTTTTTATCTTTTTCTTCTTTTATTTTTTTATTTATTCCTAGAATTTCTTCATTTAATTTTACAAAAAAAAGACTAAAGAAATTGTCATCCCATTTTTTATACAATTCGTTGTTTTGCCTTGCCTTAAGTGAGGTGTAACCACTATTATAAGTAGTTTTCATTTCAAAAGTAAGTTGGCTAAAAACGGTTATGTTTTTTCTTGTAATTAATGGACTAAGTAAATCAGAAAAATATATTCCTTTAGCACTTGTTGTGGTATTTTCAGATTTTGGATTTAAGAGAATATCATATCCAACATTTAAATTTTTATATGTACCATTATGTACTTCGTTATATAAATTATTTATTTCTTTTAGTAATGTTGGAAATCCTAAAGAATCGTTATAATAATTAAGAAACGCTTCCTTAAATTTTGCTCTATCATTTACTGATAAGTATGTTTGAATATCATGAATATCAGCAGCAATAAAATTACCACCGTTTGGTAAATATTGACCCACACCATTTACATAAAAATTTGTTATAGTATTAATCCAAGGTGATGTTGAATCGTCACCTTCAATTGCATCAACTATTGCACCAATATATAAAGGTAAATATGTTGGAACTTCAATTGCTGCAGGTGTTGTAAAAACCAATTCATTTAAACCATTAGGATATAAATTAAATGGTCCTAATGCATATCCAAAGTTTGATAATAATATTAATGCACTTAAGCGTCCATTATTTGGATATAAATTATAATTGATAACATCGTTATATATTAAAGTATCGACTGTTTTTCCTTGAGTTGTACTGTACGATAAATAATCTCTCCATAATTCAACAATGTTTGTTGCATTTTTTAAATTATTACTGGCATATGTATGAGTTTTATTACCAAATTTATTACCAGTAGTTAACGATTTATTAAAATCTGTAAATATATTATTTTCAACATTATTTTCATTATTTAATGCTGCAGAATTCATATTGCCTAGATATCTTGTCTTAAGAACGACATTATTTTCAGTAAATTTGCCATCATCATCTTTAACATCTTTAACATATAAAACATTTTCTTGTGTAAAATCATACCAAAATTCACGAGGACTACCAATAAAAAATGTTTTATACCAAGGACCTTCTACATTTGCAGTAAATTTATCAATAGGATTTGTAGCATTTTCTGTTTCAGTTTTTTCTCGTAAGTTAATTGGTTCTGGATATAAATTAATTCCTTCAAAACCAATATTATTTTTATCAACATATACTAGTCCATTAGTATTATCTGTAGGTGTTATTGGAAATTCTTTTACGCCATTGTTTACATTATTTAAATCGTATAAATTTATACCATTTTCACTAATTTTAGATATATAATTATGAAAAGATACTAATCCATTACTTTTCCCATAATTCGTTGCTGATGTTTTAACCAAATCACTAAATTCTGGATTTAATTGTGCTCCAAGTGATGCAGCTAAGTTTGCAGCCTCTGAGGTTGCATATAGATTAATATATTCTTTAGTTACATTATTATCATTTTCAAATACATTTGGAATAGTGCCTTGTGATAAAATATAATATCTTCTTAACAATGTTTGATAAATTCGTTCTAACGTATATTCAGTTCCAATATATGGACTTGCAGGAGATGCACCACCAAGTATTGAATCAAAAGGTGATACTGGTATCCATTTATATGTACCATCATCATTTTGTTCTGTTCTCATATTTAATTGAGACTGAATATTTTTTTGTGTTTGAAAACTATCAATAAAATTTTGAACGAGAGTTAATTCTGGAAAATCGATACCTTGTTTTTGTAATTCAATTGGTGCAATTCTTTCTTGTTTTATTCCACCAGCAATGTTAGATTCTCGAATTATTAATGGAAATGAATAGATTGTTATTCCTTTTACATCATTTGAATTATTACTAGATATAATTGTTTTATTAGAAATTTCATTGTGTGATATTTCTGCAGCATTTGATGTTTTTCCTAATATTTTGAAAAAAGTGTCAACATCATCAAGAATAATTTTAAATATGTTATAAACAGTTGGCATCATACCCAAATCATTCATAACAATTTCATTAATTTTATTATTAATATCTAAAGCAAATTCATTTTTTTGTTTATTTAAGTCAATATTTGTTTTATATAATTCAGTATAATAATCTGTGATATCAAGCATAACATATCTTGTTGATATGTATGTACCAGATTCAACATTATATTTACCATATTCATCATTAGCATCTGGAATATTTTTGTTTGATATTGATGATGGTGTGGTTGAGATAATATTATTACGATATGTATTTAAAACATTTTTTAATTCTGTGATACGACCATTATCACCAGTATATTGTGAAATTGGATTTAAGATTGGATTATCGTTAGTATCTGCTGGTTGAATATTAGTTCCAGCAACATATCCAATACATAATCTCATATTTGAATTATTGACAGTTCCAGATGTTGATTGTTTTTTCAACATATCGTCAAATTGATTCAATGTTTCAATTTTTTGATAATCTGAATTTTGATTAGATTGTGTAGTTGGAATTTGTTTTACAAATGGTGATACTGGTTCTACCAATTTTACGATTAAATATGGCTTACCTCTACTAATTAATTCTTGATTTCCTTTATATTCGCTTAACATTTTAATTGTATTTGTGATACTAGTTAATTTGTTAAGTGCAGCATCATAACTTTGGCTTACAGGTTGTGATTTAAATTTTTTTTCAATATCTGAATATAAGTTTTTTAATTTAAGTATTAATTCATATGTGGTTTTTGGTGCTTCTTTTGATTCAGGATTCATAGATGCGCCATTAGTAATTAATGGTACATTTACAATATATCTAAATAAAATATCACTTAATGGTGCAAACGTCATTGCAACAAAATCTGCATTAATTATAAAATTACCGTTTTCTGCTTGAAATTCTGTGGTATATTTAACAAGATGTAATTTATATGTTAATGCTTTACCATAATATCCTTTAATTGTTAATTCAAATATTGGTGGTGGAAAGTCAAATAATACCCGATATGGTGAATTTTTAGTGTTAAAAAATGATAGACCTCTTATATCTACAAATTGAATTGTAACTTGTGGTACATATGATGAATTAACAGTTACTTTAATGTTGGTTATTCCAAAACTTTCAAGAACATCTTTATTATCCATACTACCATCATAATAATTTGTGGTGAATTTTAAATAGTCTGGATTATTAGGTGAGTTATCTTGGTTTACACCTAACATATTAATCTTTTTTCCATTATCACTAACCACAGTTGAATTAGTGATGACTGACCTACCTTTACTTGTAGCAATTAATTCCGCAAAAATAAACATATCTTGATATTGTGGAATACCATTAACAATATTATTATTAATATTAATATTGTTTGGTTCTACAAGAATTATTGCCATTTTATTAATTTTTATATAAATACAGAATAAGAAAAAATATAAATATAATCAAAATAATTGAATCTTTTAAACTATTTATTAGAAAAGAAAAATGATGCTAATCCAATTAATATTACAAAATATCAATTTAATGAATCAAAATATATTTTTTTATTTATTCATTATTTCTGGTATATTATTCTTTACCATAACATTAATTATAATGAAAATATTAAAGAAAAAAGCAATTGAGTTGAAGTTAATACAACAACAGCACGTTGCAAAAGTTGATATAATAAGAAAAGAACATTCCGATACATTAGAAAAAATTAGAGTTGAAATGCTTAAACGTGAAGAAGAAAGAAGTCATCAATGGATGGAATCGGAAAAAGAAACATTACATGTATTAAATGGAATTTCTAGCATATTGGATTTAACTGAAAAAATTGATGAAGTTGAATCTCATAAAATTCTGAAAAAACTTGATGAAATTCAATTACAAGTAAAGAAATTAGCTGCATCAGAATAATTTTTATTGTATGTCAAAAAAATTAGATAAGCTTAAGGAAATTAATTCTCAACTTAGTAATATTCTAATAGAATTAGAAACTCAAATATTTGTTGAAAACATTGATAATTATAAAGAAAAGATGATACTTGAAAAGAAACTTAAATAAATTAACTTTTAAAACTATTTATACGAAAGATACTTAATATGAGTAAAATATTACAAGCAGGTGAAACAGGTTTTGGTGTTCTTATTGAATATGATTCAGGTTTTATTAATTCAAGTCTTAATAAAGATATACTTAATGAAAATTTCGAAATTAAACCTAATGAACCAGTTTTAGTTAATTGTATATTACAAAAATGGGGAGTTAAAAATAAAAATGGTCGTATCTATCCAAAAGATGTTTTAGTACCACAAGTAAAAATGTATCAAGAATTAGTTGATACTAATAGTGCTGTATCCGAAGCCGATCATCCTGACTCATCCATCATTTCATTACAAAATCTTTCACACATGATTACAAAAATGTGGTGGGGTACAGGTGAACATGAAAATGTATTATATGGTCAATTAAAATTAATTGTTAGTCCGGGATATATTAAATATGGTGTTGCTTCAGTTATTGGTGATAAGATTGTTTTGTATTTGCAAAATAAAATTAAGTTAGGAATTTCAAGTCGTGGTGTGGGAACACTTAAAGAAATTAATGGTGAAAATTTAGTTCAAGCAGATTTTGAATTAATTGGTTTTGATTTAGTTTCAAGTCCTAGTACTCCGGGAGCATTTTTATTTCCAGAAAAACGTGGAGATAAAAGTTTTGGTGAAAATTATATTAATAAAAATGGAATTCTTATTAAAGAAGATGAGAATAAAATAATAAATGCAATTGATAAATTCTTACTATAAGGAAGATATATAAATAAGAAATTTAATTAGTTTATCTTAAAACCACACTTTTTTATAAAAAGAATGTATTTATATAAAAATTATAGAATTAGTTATCATATAATAATATGAAAGAAGAAAAAAAATCATCAATAATCAAAGAAGCATTAGCTGATTATAATGCAATTAAGGAATCCGCAGTTGATAGTGCAAAAAAGAAATTAGCTGAAGAATTTCCAGAAAAATTTAATAATTTATTAAAAGAAGAATTACAAAATAAAAATAAAAAAAATAAAGAGTCATATAAAAAAATTGACGAAAAAGAAGAATCTACAATCGTAGATAAAACCAAAACAAATAAAGAATCTGATATGAAAAAAGAAGTAAAAGAGACCAAAAAGGTTGAAGAAAATGCTGGTAAAGATGGTATTTATACCGAACCAGTAAAAAAAGTGGCAAAAGTTGAAGAAGATGTAAAAATCACTGATACTGTTGGCAAAGGAGACCCATTTAAAGACAAAGCAAAGGGTGCTCAAAAAGTCGAAGAAACTGCTGGTGACGGCAAACCATTCGATGAAAAAGCAAAAAAACCACTTCAAACTGAAGAATTTAACATAACAGAACTTAATGTTGATGGTGTAGGTTCAGCTTTGGAAAATGCAGACAATGAAGATGAAGTTATTACAATGGATGAAATAGAACAAGAAATTTCAACAATGCAAGGACTTGGTGAAGAATTAAAAGGTATTGCACCTGAATCACCTTCATATATGGAAAAAGATAATAAGGGAATCGCATTTAATCAATTAGTTAATATGAGAAGTCAAATTGACGAAATGATTAAATCAATGAGTGGTAATAATGTAGAAGAAATGCAACAAGGTAATTTTCCTCTTGACAAAATGCATGCTGGCGATTATGACAATAAACTTATTGATGAAAAAAATGTGGAAGAAATGCATGCTGCTGGTGCAACTGATGGTGCTCAAACATATGGTACTGATGGTCAAATTGCAACACAACACACACAAGGTCCTACTGATAAACTTATTGATGAAGAACCGATTACTGATGACGATGTTGAAGCCGTTTTAGGTAAGAATGTTTCAGAAGAAGAAATTGAAGAAAGCAAAACACAAACTCATGCAAATTTGAGAAAAGTAACTGCTGCTATACCCGGTGACGGATATAGAGATGCTGCTGCAACTAGTAAAATGCGTAGTGGACTTCAAAATGAATCAGATAAAAAAATTGGTGGATTGATTGATGAAAATAAGAAATTAACGAAACAATTAAATGAAACCAAAAAATATAAACAATCTGTAACTACTTTGGTGGAACAATACAAATCTGCACTGGAAAAATATCGTAACCAATTGAAAGAAATGGCAACATTCAATACCAATTTGGCTCACGTAAATAACCTTTTGGTAAATGAAGGTTTGGCATTAACTCAGGAAGATAAAATTAAAATTATCAACGAATTTAAAAAAGTTGATACAATTACTGAATCACAGAAAAAGTATAAAGAATTCCTTACAGAAATGAAAGGTAGTCGTAAAACTTTAACTGAATCTATTGAAACTAAAGTATCTGCTTCGATACAGCCGTCTTCAAAGAAAAAACTTGATGAAGTAAGTGAAAAAACAGCCTATCAAAACGATGCTCATATCAATAAAATGAAAAAACTCATCGAAACGATAGAAAAATCAAGAAGCAAAAAAATAATTTAATTAAAATTAATAAAAAATAAAAAAATGGGATTTTTAATGGAATCTGCTGAAGTTGGTAATATTGGATTAAAACAACTTCGTGAACAAAGAGAAATAACTACTAACAGATGGGAAAAAATAGGTCTGTTAGAAGGTTTGGAAGGTAATGTAAAAGAAAACTGTGCTCAGTTATTCGAAAATCAGTTGTCACACATGATTAATGAATCATCTGATTCATCATCTAGTGGTCAATTTGAAACAGTTGCATTTCCTGTAATCCGTAGAGTATTTGCTAAATTGTTAGCAAATGATATCGTGTCTGTACAAGCACTTAACTTACCTATTGGTAAATTGTACTTTATTAACCCAAAAACTAGTGTTAGAGTTAATAGCTCAACAACTACTACTACTGCTGGTAATTTACATACTTCACCTGATGGTGCTTATGGAAATGCTGCAGAAAAAGCTGCAACTAGTTTAACACAGTTTGAAACACGTTCATTGTATGATGCATTTTATGCAACTTCATATAACGATGAAGGTACTTCATTATTTGACCGTTCTAAAGGTACTGTATCAATAACTTCTGGTGCAACAACTCTTTCAGCACCTGTAGTACTTGGTACAGATAAAACTGCTACTATTATTCTTAGTGGTTTCTCAACAACTAATGATGGTAAATTAATTGGTCCTGCTGGTGTTCAAATTGACAGCGAATCTTTTCTTGCTGGTTTAGTTGTTCATTCAAATAAAACTTTGACTGCTCCTTCTCCTTATGCTAGTGAATCAATCACTGCTGGTAGTGCAATTCCTTTCAACGTAAAAGTTCAAAAATATGGACAAGGTATTGTTAACACTAGAGGTCAAATCACACTTGTTGTTGATTTAACTTATCCGGGTGCAAATGGTTATCAACCATTATCTGGTACAACTGGTTCAACTACTTTCACCGCTACATACAGAACCTATAGCGACCTTGAAGAAGATTCAAGAATGGCTGAAGTAACTTTCGTACTTGACCAAGTTACAGTATCTGTAGAAACACGTAAAATGCGCGCTATGTGGACTCCTGAATTAGCACAAGACGTTTCTGCTTTCCATAATATTGATGCTGAAGCTGAATTAACAGCTTTATTATCAGAACAAATGGCTGCTGAAATTGACCGTGAAATTCTTCGTGACCTTCGTAGAGGTGCTGCTTGGACTGCTCGTTGGGATTACAATGGACTTCGTAAAGGAACTAACACTTATTATGGTGTACAGAAAGACTGGAACCAAACTTTGGTAACAAAGATTAACCAGATTTCTGCTCAAATCCACAAAGCAACTTTGCGTGGTGGTGCATCATGGGTAGTTGTATCTCCTGAAGTATCTGCTGTATTTGATGACCTTGAATATTTCCATGTAAGCAATGCTGCTCCTGAACAGGATAAGTATAATATGGGTATTGAAAAAATTGGTACTCTTAGTGGAAGATATTTAGTATATCGTGACCCTTATTCACCAGCTAATACA